AGAATATAATTAATAAATCCAACCATATGTATAATAAAAAAGTGCAATCATAAAAATTGCACTCAGTTTAAATTTTTATTAAATAACTTTAAATTTATATGATTGTTCTTTTATATATAAATCAATTGTATCTTTTGTCTTTTCCAAATCTTGCAACCAATTGCCTTTATGTCGACATCTCAATATACGTTTAATTATATCAAACTCATATGAATTTAACTGAAAATCTTCTGCAACTTTATAGATAGTTGTTGATCCGATATAATGACGTTGTGTATTATAGTTCTCAACCGGTTGTCTCTCATCAGATAAGAATTCAAAGGATTCAGGTGTTTTTGCTTTAATCATTTTTTTATTCCTTTTATTAGTGTTTTTATTTCAGCTTCAGTATAACCATATAATGCTAATATAGTAGTGCATTTAGTTTGATCCAATAAATCTAAATATTCAATTGCTTCATTCTTACTAACAGTATAATGTTCTGCAATCTGAGTAATTAGTTTTGCATTATACTTATCTTCTTTACTACCTTTAACATATTTAGCAAATCCTTTAGATGCTGGTAATACATCATGATATAGTTTATATGTTTCTCTCGGAGACAACAATCCGATTGTATATTTTTGTAATGAATTAACTAAATCAGTGAATTCCATTCTCATTGATAGCCAACGATTCACAATGAATGGACTAAATAACTTTTGATCTGATTCTGACCATTTATCCCATTCTTTCTTTTTATGCGTTACCCCATCAACAAAATCAAATATTGTTGCACTCTTTTTTTCTGTAGCCATTATAATTTATATTTACGTTTCCATTGCTCTTCAAACACATCACCAAATCCGATTTCTACAATAATTGCAGTGTCAGGAACACCTATTAATTTTTTTGCTGAAATTATATCATCAACTGTTTTGTTTCGATATGTTTTCATTTTAGTTTTTGCATTGCTGCGATTCGATGTTTTAAACACAATTGTAACATCGGATTTGTGATATGATGTTGACATTATAATTCAGTTAATAATTTAACAAACATTGCCATTATGTTAATTTCTTTATCTACCACAGATGCATCTTGATATTGTGCTTCTGCAATGATTAAAATAGCAGCAGATACTGCACCGGTAGCAAATTCATCTAAATTGTCATACAAAAATCTATACATTGGAGTAAAATCTTTAACTTTGCTATCCGCAATAGTTTGTCTAATTTTAGTGAATGCAGATTTTTTATCTTTAGTATTTTTTAATAATTCTAATACTTCTGACATATAATTTGCTTGTATAGCACTTGTTTTATCTAATTGCAATTTATTATCAATTACACTGCCTTGTGCTGCATTAATTGCTCTACGGATATCCGGATATGATGCATTGATAATTGCAGCAACATCTTTTATATCATACTGTATAGAATTTTGTTCTAATACTGTAACTAATCGTTTAGCAACATCGGTTTTACTAGGAGGAGTAATTGCAAATGTTTGACATCTAGATTGAATTGGATCTATAATCTTTTCAACATAATTACATGTTAATATGAATCTAGTTGTTTTGCTATAAGTCTCCATTAAATTACGAAGTGCTGCTTGAGCATTTGGTGTTAAATAATCAGACTCATCTAAAATGATAATTTTCCAACGACGAAACCCTACAGTAGATGCATATCTTTTAATTTTATCACGAACAGCATCTACTGAGTTTTCATCAGATGCATTGATATACATAATATCCGCATCAACCGAACTTGCAATGATTTTTGCTAAGGTAGTTTTACCCGTACCAGCAGATCCATAGAATAATAAATGCGGAACATCTCCGTTTTCAATCCAAATTTTTGCTTTGTCGATAATATGTTCATTACCGATATAACCATCTAATGTATCCGGGCGAAACGATTCTACCCATAAACTATTTTCTTGTGTTCCGTACATATTCTATTTATTTACCTGTTGATCCAAATCCACCTTCTCCTCGTTCTGTTTCTACCAATTCTTCTGTTTCTACAAATTCAATTTTAGGATATGGTAATATTATTAATTGTCCTACTTTATATCCAATTTCATATGCAGTTTCACTCGCATACCATTCACCATCAGAATATTTTTTCAATTCAGAATCTTTAAATCTAAGTTTAATTTCACCTCGATACCCACTATCAATAACACCAACACTGTTAGCCAATGTTAATGTTGTTTTTGATACGGAAGATCTAGGAAATAATAATCCTACATATCCTTCTGGTATTTCAATTGATAAACCAGTACCATATTCAATATATTCACCATTTTCTGCAATAATTGCATTAATTGCAGTTAAATCCATTCCAGCATCACCCCACTGTGAATAAGATGGGATGATTGCTGCAGAATCTAATTTTTTTATCTTTATTTCCATTTATCTTAATTTTGAAGCATTACTAACCAATATTTAGAATCAAAATCAGTACCAGTAAAATCGATTCTTGCTAATCCATCTGGAGAAACATGTAATTGACCATTATCACCTTTATTCGCAGTTAAAACCTCTTTTAATTTATCTGCTGAAAAACAAACCGGTTCCATTTCTGCTGCATTAGTTGTACCAATTTCAAATGAAATATTATCTGCATTAATAGTAGTATAATTAATAATAAATTTAATAACACCACCTTTTACTGTTACTGCAAAATTCTTTGCATCTGGTAATGCATTTTTTGCTTTGATAAATTTATTGATGAATTCATCATTTACATCAATTGATACTTTATAATCAGGTTCTGAATTAATTGTAGGTACTGCTGGAATAACGGTTGTATCTGCTAACATAAAAGTTAACTTTGTAGAACCCTCTGAAATTTTCATAGCATAATTCTTACCAGCTGCATCTTGTACTTGTATATCGATATTCTCACCAACAGCTGATAACATTTTTATTAATGCACCTGTATGATTAATACCTAATGATCCTTGCATAAATGGATCTGTTTTCCATTGAATTTTACCAACAACTGTTTGATCGCTATCAATCAATTCACACCCAACTCCAGTTTCATTTTCTTTTAGTGTAACTGCTTCGCAATTTCCCGCAAGATAATAACGATTTATAAAACTTACTAATTTACTTTTTTCCATATTATAACTTAATTAAAATTTAAAGAATTCATTGAATTTATTTGCATCTGTAGTGGATATACTATCACCACCATATTTTTTATATGTTTTAATATATGTTGCGTATACATGCATTGCATTATCTGGATCTGCAAACATTTCATGCAATGATACTATAACATTGAATAATTCAGTTGGTATAGCCGTTTCTAACAACTCTACGTGATTATTAACCAATTTATTAATATCTTTAACCGTTTCGCAGTATAAATGTGTATTATGCACAACCATTCTAGGCATACCTTCTTGTGAATAACGATCTAACCCGCTAGCTGTCTGTCCCCCTAGGTATTCATATGTAAAATCTTTACATGCTGGACAATTGATACTACATGGTACTAAATTTGTTTTATCTATCTCAACAGATCCTTTATTTTTAGCAATATGCGTCTTTCTTCTATACTCAGCATTTTTAGGAAAATACAATTCCGTAAAAGTTTGAGTTTTATAATTAGTTGAATGCAAATATGTACCGAATACTGGATATTGTCCTGGAGAAGATGAATCCGTCATTAATTGAATACGACCATCAGTTAATTCATTCAATAACTTCTGTATTGTTGATAGAATAAAGAAATCTGATATTTTTGAGATACCTAATAAATGGACAAATTGAATATGTTTTTTCTCAAATTCACGTTCTTGCAACATTAATGCAATAACATACATAAAATCAACTAATTTCTTAGGACCACCAATACACCAACCATTAAAGTCAAAATCTTTAAATTTATGATACCATGTACTATATTCCTCATTGAATGTTCCTTGTATTACATTTAAGAATTTAGTTTTACCACTTTGATGTTGTTCAAACCATTTAAAGTTATCAAAACTAATATCCATTGAATCTTGAAAACGATTCTCAAACGTAACACGAGGTGGTATATCTAAATTAGCAGCAACATCTGAATTTGCTTCTAACCAATGAAATATCTTTTCACGAAGTATACCCGTACCATCCCATTTAAGTGCACCTGTTGCAATCTGGAATCCGCCTGAATCGCCAAATACAAATGTTTCGTCATCTAACCCTAACTGTTGTCTAAAGTCCATTTTTTTATAATGATGACCTGCTGTTACTAGAAACTTATTATGTCTCCACTGTTCCGGATATTCTTTTGCAAAGAATCTCATCGTAGTACCATCAGAAAACTTTGCATCCTTTTTAAATGCAGAAACCATAGATCCTGCAGATAATGAAGGAATATAAAAGAAGTCTTTATAGTGACTTGTATCTTTCTTATTACTCATTTATTTATTTTCATTTGTTAGTAAATATTCACAATATTCTTTTTCGTGCCAAACATTTAATTCCTGCGTTATATCATTTGCTACGATATATGCTTCCATTCTTCTACCTAAATCAGCTAAATCTGGGAAATTATATAACTGCTTAGGTCGCGCGACATTACTACCCCTCATTACATTAATTTGTAGTGCATCATATGCTGAATTAACATCGAATGGCATATAGAGTTTATGTTCTGGTATGAATTCAGGAAATGACCTAAAATTAGGAAATACAACATCACAACCATATGCAACTGATTCTAATACTGTCCACGATACATAATCTTGTAATGAACAATTAAATTGTATCTTTGCAGTTGCTAATTCAGTATAATATTCTTCTTTAGTTAAATTAGATAATAATTTAAAACGAGGTTGTTTAAGTGCCAATGCTTCCATTGCCTCAATCACACCAGGTACCATTGATTTAAATGATTTACCTGATGTAGTTACATTCCAAGTCCAATCATCATATATATCGAGAAACTTTTCTGCTACTGCTAACATGAAGAATGGATTTTTTTCTTTATCCAATCGGCTAGAAAATACTATTTTATTTTCACGTGGTGCTGTAATATCAAATCCAGGCAATGTCTTTAATAACATTTCTTTATGTAATGGCAATGATAATACATGTATAGGAGCTTCAAATCCCGCTGCTCTTAATTGGTCTCGATGAATAGTTGATCCAACAAATATACCTGACATTCTTTTATCTAAACCTAATTCATACGGACGCATCCATGTTCTCATCGGCCAAGTAAAATCATATTCATCTACACTTTGTGCATGAAGCATTGCATACATTTTAACTTCGATACCATATAAGTCTAACGCATATAATATAGATTCAATACCCGGATGCCAATAATCTTGTAAAAATATAACATCACCATTCTTAACCTGATCTGTATTAATCATATCCAGGAAATTGCTACATTGAGACATAGCAAATTTACCTCTACCAACAGCATCTAATACAGCACCAACTTTAATTTGTTGATCTGGATCAAATTCTCCTTCAACATCAACAAATTCTAATTTACCTGCATCTACATATGGTGCAAATGTTGCTGGCATCCATTCTTTACTTAATTGATAAGTATAACGTGCCTTAAGTGGTTCTAAACCAAAATAAAAGACTTTCTTCATAACTTATTATATATAATAACTATTTAATAACCAAATTTATCTTTCAATAATAGCACCATTTTCGAAATCTTCCCAAACTTCTACTTTATATAAAGAAGGAAATTCATTTAATAACCATTCTCCAATCATTTCACAACTCATAGATCCAAATTCTAATACATTAGTTAACTCCTTTGAGAAATTAGTTCGAAGTGCTTTTTGAATCTTTCTATTTAATAAAATAAATTCTTCATCTCTATCAGTGTGTGTTACTGTTGCATAACAACGAAAACCAAACATATGTCGATGTCTATCCGAAAGAAATGCTACTTCTGGAAAGATATCTTTTGCATCAGGCCAATTGTGGAAACCTTCGATGCTAAACGTTACTACTACACTATATTTCA